AGTGGCGGCAGGGATGGTTTCTCCCCACATAATAGAAACTGTTCCTATGATGGATGTTTTTACTACCGATTTACCCCATAAATTGATGTTAAGAAGAAAAACCAAGCAGGGCTTTGCTCATTATCTAAATACTAAGTTAAAAACTTCTGATGATGGCAATTCTCCATATTTAGCAGATGGTGCATTTATGTTGTTTAAACCTCACTTAGTAGTTAGTGATGTTGAAGGAGGAAATACTAATTTATTCTATGCAAATCCTAGTACTCACGCCACTGGTTCTACCAATTGTATGAGACTTGCTTTCAACATTAAAAATATAGAAGGCACAACCGCTTCTCATTTAACTAATGCTTGGCTAAACTTTGCACCTAATTTAACCGGAACATATTTGGTTAGCACTGGAGGCAAAAGAGTAGGCGTAGCAGACTCTACTAATTATGACAACGCATTTTCTTCTAAGTCCAGTGCAGATTCTGAAGCAGGAATAACAGGCAGTGGAGAAATGATTCCCGAAAAAATACATTATGTTATTTCTCATACAATTACTAGAACTGCCGATTGTACGAGGCATGTTTTAGTAATTGATAATGCTTCTAGTCTTGCAAATATATACAAAATTATGAGAGTCGCTGAAAATACTTTTTACGATTTCACTCCAAAAATAATTCAACCATATATGATGACGGCAAAATATACTAAGAAAGCATATTCTGATGAATGTTATGATAAATTAATTTCTTATAGATTTAGAAATAAAAGTGGTAATAGATTCGTAACAGAAGATAGAGGAAATGGTAGTGAAACATATGCAGAAACTGGGCATAAAGAAGCGGTTGCTTCTATGTATGTAATAGCAGACCCTAGTAACAAAACTGGTTCTGATGGTCATTTAGTTCTAAGAAGCCCTACTGATTTTATAGGAACTAATAAACTATTAGAACATGAAGATAATTTAACTATCGCTATGTATGATGGTGATAATACAAATAAATCTAATCTAAGTATTAATCAAATAACTGATTCTAATACTCATGAAATGAAATTTGAGAAAATGGCTAATATGAAAGGAGCCACTTCCATAGGAGAGGTATTTTCAATAGATGTAATAGAAGAAGTAAAAGGCACATATGCAGATGCTAGTATTGGTTGTGGAGTAAATATTTGCTTTGAAAGTAATGACTTACTAAATGATATTTTTGAAGACGAGGGATTAGTATTTGAAAAACAGGATTTCACGGATTTTCCGCTATTTATATCTCCAGAATACAGAGGAGTTAGTTTGCTAACTGCCGCTAATTTTATTCTAGATAGAAAGAATAAGAAATTAATACATGATAAAAAATTCAGTATTAGAGATGCTGATTCAGTATTAAATAAGCCTAATGTTGTAATATCCGAACAGGATTCTGATATTAGCATTAAGAGTATTACAAAAGGAAAGAGGCTATTCGATGTTTACAATGAAGTTATTGTTTATGGTAGAAATGTAAAAGCGGTTAGAAAGAATCTAAGAAGCATAGAAAGAATAGGTAAAAAGAGTTTAGAAATTTTAGATACTAACCTATATACTCAATTTGATGCGGAACAAAGAGCATCTAACTTACTTAGATTACATAGTAAAATAGGAGAAACTATTGAAGTAGAAGCGAAAGGAGATAGGCTATTTTTATTAAAGGTGGGAGATATAATAACTTTAGAGGTCGCTTCACAAAACATACTTAGAAGTGAATATTTAATTTTAGAAATGGAATATACCTTAGATGGTTTCATGACTATTAAACTTGGAGAAAATGCTAAAGGTTTAGAAGATAGATTTACAGAACTACTATTAGAAAATAGAAGAATAAAAGCCCTATCAAGACCTAAAGAATTTAAAGAACCTAGTAAATCTAATGACTTCTTTGAGAATATTAAGATAAAAGAAATTAGAATATTGGCTCGCACTAGGTCTTCCAGTGGTGCAATTACTTTAGGATTTACGACACCGCTAAATATAACCACTAGCCCATTAGGATTCACTGGTGGTGCTACTATAACATATACTACTCTATTGGAGGAAGATTTATGATAACGGATAAGGGAAAATCATTAATTACAGCATATTTAGCCAGCACTTTTACTAAAGCAAATGTAGGGGCGGGTGGAAATAGCACTAGTCCTTCTCAATTAGAATTAGATGTTCCATTGTTAAGCACTCCAAAAACTTCCGGTGCTTCAGTATCTGATGAAAATGTTGTAGATTTTAGTGTTACTATTTTAGGCACAGACGCAAGTATTGTAGGAGAAACACTAAGAGAAATTTGTATAGAGGACGCTTCGGGTAATTTATTACTAAGGATTCCTTTTGATGCGATTGGGCCATTTAGTGCAAGCGAAGAAGTAGAATTTTTTATAGCAGTAGAGGTGGAATAATATGGTAGAAACTAGGTATGATAATTGTGGAATACTAACAAAAATGGGGGATAATTCTACTCATGATGGAACAAGAAAGCCTCCTGTTGATGGTGTGGATTTTCCGCATACAGGATTGATTAAATTATTTGATGCTCAAAGATATGGATATGTAATTCTATCAAAAGATGTTACTACTGGTTCTAGTAGCAGCACTGCTGGTTCTGTCTTTGATTGTAATTTTAATATTGGTATGGATGATACTACTAGTTCTGGAAATACGACTATTTCTGTAATGTCCGGAGCAGTGATTAGAGATGGAATACTAGTTAATGTAAGCACCGGTGCAAGCGTAGGAGTCGGTGTAAAAATAACTGAAATCACTTCCGGCACTCCTGCTGGAAACGCTACTGATGGATTTACTGAATTTATAGAACAAGGAACTTCGGGTCAAAACTTCTATCATGTAATCGTAGTTAATCATGCTAACAATATTAGAATTAGAAATCCTTCTGCTCAAGATACGGTAGCAGAGTTAGGCGCAGGAGATATTCCAATAGCAATACTAAGAGTTCAAAATGGTGAAACTCCGACCACTAGACATATTCAATATTTAGGAACAGATAGAAGAAGTGGTGGTTTAAGCGTATATTACAAAGATGGAACTTCTCCTACTGAAGCATTACAAATAAGTGCTAGTGCCGGAGATACTACAATAGAAAATAAAGTTCAAGATAAAGATATAATTTTCAAAGCAAATGATGGTGGCGTTAGCACTGAAATAATGAGAATTGATGGCTCTACTTCAAGAATAGGAATAGGAACAAATAGTCCAGAAACAACGCTTCATTTGAAATCATCTGCAAGTCAGCAGCCTAGATTATTAATTGAAAATACTAATACTGATGTTGAAGAACCTATGCTCATAATGAGAAAAAACAGTGCGACTCCTAATAATGATGGAAGTGGTGGCGCAGAAGTAGATGATTTAGGAATTATTAGATTTGAGGGAGAAGATAGCACAGGCGCAAACACTCTTTATGCTCATATTCTTGCAGAATCAAGAGGTGTAACAAATACACAAGAAGCAGGTAAGATGAACTTTAATGTGATGCACCAAGGCACTTCAAGACGATTGTTATTAGTTCAAGGAAACACTACTGCTGGTGGGTCGGTAATGATAAATGACGGACAACAAGATGTTGATTTTATTGTAGAGGGAGTAGGTAATTCTAATCTAATAAGAACCGATGCGGCTAATGATAGAGTAGCAATAGGCCATAATAGCCCTACTGCTACATTAGATATGCTTACGGGTGGAACATTTAGAAATACTAGATTACTAACAGTTTCAGTATCAGCAGGGACTACTTTAACTGAAGCCGCACATGCGGGTAGATACAATATATGTGCTGGAAATGTAACCCTTCCTTCTACTTCTACTGCTGGTGAACATTATGCAATATTAAATACAACAGGTGGTGCAATTACTATTGGTCGTAATAGTCGTAATATTAATGGGGCTGCTCAAGACTTTAGTGTTCAATCATTCCAAGCCGCTACCTGTATTGCAATTGGCTCTAATAATTGGATGGTGATTGGTTAAGATGTATATTGCTTTAATGGGCTGCGCTCAACAGGCATCAGTTACTCCTTTTGCTGCAACTCTTGATTTAACGACTTTAGTAGACATAGCAGATATGTCCGGCCCACAACAGTCAACTCCAGCAGTGGTCACTTTTACTACACCAGTCGGTGCGCTTGATGCAACAGTTATTCCTAGTGGTGGTAGTGGAGTTTATACTTTTTCTTGGTCAGTAACTAAAACATCTGAATTGTCAGATACTGGTAGTAGATTTTCTATAAATAATATAGGAACTACTGGCAACGGACAATATGATACTTTAGTAATTGATGGAGCAAGAGGCGCACTTTCAGGAGATACTTTTAGTGCAGAATTTGAAGCGACTTGCACAGTAGATGATGGAATAGCGACTCCTATTGATGTATTAGTCCAATTTAGAGTGGAGGCTCCGACCTTTTAAGTGCTTAGT